GATTAATTTATAGATTAGATGGTACAGCTAAAACTTTAACTTTTACAGGTACGGTTGGTGCAACTACAAGTGCTTCAAATGGAACAATCTTTTTAGGATGTGATGACAGCGCTGAATTTATGAATGGAGATGTTGCAGAATATTTAATATTTAATAAAGCATTATCAAATTCAGAAATGACAGATGTTGAAACATATTTAACAACAAAATGGGGATTATAAATAAATGACTATCGTATCTGAAAATTTAGTAGATGATGGTTTTAAAGTAATTAATAAAATTACTGGTGCTCGTAACGAAAACGAAAAGTTGATTGAGTTAGATAACTTAAAAGGTTCAACTAACGAATCAGAAATATCAATTGCAAATGCTTATTATGAAATAGAAGGCACAGGCACGGTAACTTTGCAGTTTGATAATAACAAACAATTTATTATGAGAGGTATAGACAATTACGGTCTAAAACCTACAGAAACAAAAATAAAAGGAACAGGCGACATTACAATTACAACTGATACAAATGTAGATAAGTTTAGTTTAATGTTAGAATGTCATAAAGAAACGGGATTTAGTAATGGCTGATATAGTAACAACACAAACAATTTCTGATACCTCAGGTGTAAAGTTTGTTTCTAAACTCACAAACTTTTCAGATGGTACTGGAGAAACACAAGTAAAGAAGATTGACGCTTCAGAGGTCACTTTTATGACCGAAGATGGTAATAGAAAGATTGCAAAAATATGGTACTCAATTAACACTGCTAATAGTAAATCAGCAGTTGAATTGATATGGGACGGAGAAACAAACGCAACCGCTATGTTATTAAGTGGTAATGGTTATTGGGATTTAAGAACAGCTGGTGACGAGATTACAAATAATGCTACTACACCTACTGGTGATGTTCTATTATCGACTAAAAACTTTGCAAATGGCGACAATTATACAATTATTATTGAGTTTAGGTAATAAAAACATATAAATAGTTTGTACGAGAGAGAAAACGCATGAAGTTAATATCGGAAGAAATTCAAGACGCAGAATATTTGGTTGAAGAAACCAATGGTAAAAAGAACTACAAGATTCGTGGTGTCTTTCTACAGTCAGATATCAAAAATAGAAATGGAAGAATTTATGAAAATGATATCTTATCAAAAGAGGTAGATAGATACTCAAAAGAATTCATTGATAAAAAGAGAGCATTCGGTGAACTAGGCCATCCAGATGGTCCAACTGTAAATTTAGAGAGAGTATCACATATGATTACATCTCTAAAACCAGAAGGCAAAAATTTTATTGGTGAAGCAAAAATCATGGACACACCATACGGTAAGATTGTAAAAGGTCTTATTGATGAAGGCGCTCAATTAGGAGTATCTTCAAGAGGTATGGGTTCCTTGGTTACCAAAGGTGGTGCTAACTATGTTGGAAAAGATTTCTACTTAGCTACTGCTGCCGACATTGTTGCAGACCCCTCAGCTCCAGACGCTTTCGTTGAAGGTATTATGGAAAGTAAAGAGTGGGTATGGGATAATGGTGTTATTAAAGCAAAAGATATTGAAGAGTATAGAGAGTATATTCAGAGAGCAAAATCAATCAAATTAGCAGAAGCTAAGGCGAATGTGTTTAAAAACTTTCTTGAAAAACTTTAATCTTATAAATATCTATTAATAAGAGAAAAATAACTAGTTATTTTTAAAAAGGAGATTTCTCAAATGGCCGATACAGAAAAAAAGTTAGAGGCGTTAGAGCAAGAAGCAGTTGCTGAGGCGAATGCCCAAGCGGATGCTCCTAAGAAAAATGCTGTAGCGGCTGAGCCGAACCATCTGAAAAATGATGCGGAAGATTTAGGCGCAGCTGTAGTTAAACCAACTGACAGCAATCCTGACGCAACTAAAAAAGTAAAACAAGTTTCTGGCGATGCCCAACAAAAATCACAAGGTAGTGCTGACCCAATGCCAAAATTATCAGGTCACAATACTAAGTTAGAGGGTGCAGAAGCTGAAGAAGGTTCGGAAGAAATCAAAGAAGGCGAAATGCCTAAAGCTGCTTTAGACGCATTGAAAAAACATAAAGAAAAATCTGAAGACAAAGACGCTGAAGATAAGAAAGATGTTAAAGATGTGAAAGAAGAAGATATGCCAAAAGATGATGAAAAGAAAACAGTTAAAGCTGGTTACATGAAATCATCTTACAAGATGAAAAAAGAAGAAGTTGATGAGCATATGGACGCTTTAGTCGCTGGACAAGATGACTTATCCGAAGAATTTAAAACTAAAGCTGCAACTGTTTTTGAATCAGCAGTAAACTCTAAAGTAAAAGAGATTGCTGAACAAATGGAAGCAGATGTTCAAACTAATTACGAGCAAGACATTGCAGAAGCAAAAGAAGCCCTAACTGAAAAAGTTGACAGTTACCTATCATATGTCGTTGAAGAGTGGATGAAAGAAAACGAAATCGCTCTTGAAAGAGGTATCAAAGGTGAAATCGCTGAAGACTTTATCACAGGTCTTAAAAAACTTTTTGCTGAGCATTACATTGATGTTCCAGATGAAAGATACAATGTGCTTGAAGACCAAGCAGCTAAAATTGAATCTTTAGAAAAGAAACTCAATGAGCAAATTGAAAAGAATGTAGAGTTAAATAAAGAAAATGCAGTTAAGTCAAGAAAAGAAATCATGGCTGAAGTTGCTTCTGATTTAGCAGATACATCAAAAGAAAAGTTTGTTAAACTTGCTGAAGAAATTGAATGGTCTGACGCAGACTCTTTCAAGTCAAAATGTGAAACTATTAAAGAATCATACTTTGGTGTTAAGAAAGAAGAAGTGAAAGACGAATTACATGATGTGGCGGCTGGCGATGAAGCTTCTAACGAAGATTTATCGAAAGCTATGGCTGCTTACACTGCCGCTATAAGCAAAACAAAAGATATTAAGATATCTTAATGTTAAAACGGAAAAAGGGAGAAAATTAAAATGTACTTATCCGAAACACACGAAAAAAAATGGCAGCCTGTGTTAGAGCATCCTGATTTACCAGAAATCAAGGACTCTTACAGACGAGCCGTTACATCAGTTATCTTGGAAAACCAAGAAAGAGCTGCTAAGGAAGACCAAGCCTTCTTGAGCGAAGCTGCGCCTACAAACGCAACTGGTTCATCTATTGCAAATTGGGATCCAATCCTTATTTCATTAGTAAGAAGAGCAATGCCTAACCTTATCGCTTACGATATTGCTGGTGTTCAACCAATGACTGGTCCAACTGGACTAATCTTTGCAATGAGAAGTAGATACACTAATCAAACTGGTAACGAAGCTATGTTTGATGAAGCTGATACAGACTTCTCTGGAAGAAACGCCGCTGGTTCATCTGTTGATGGTTATTCATCTTCAGCTAACTCAGGCACAAACCCTGGTGCTCTAAACGATTCACCTGCTGGTACATACACAACTGGTACTGGAATGACTACAGCAGCTGCTGAAGCATTAGGTGATGACTCTGGTAATGCGTTTGCTGAAATGGCATTCTCAATTGAGAAATCAACTGTGACTGCTAAATCAAGAGCGCTTAAAGCAGAGTACACAATGGAACTTGCTCAAGACTTAAAAGCAATCCATGGTTTAGACGCTGAAACTGAACTTGCAAACATCTTATCTGCTGAAATCCTTGCGGAAATCAACAGAGAAGTTGTAAGAACAGTTTACACAAATGCAGAAAAAGGTGCTGCTACAAACACAACTACTGCTGGTATCTTTGACTTAGATACAGACTCAAACGGTAGATGGTCAGTTGAGAGATTCAAAGGTCTTATGTTCCAATTGGAAAGAGACGCAAACAGAATCGCTCAAAGAACAAGAAGAGGTAAAGGGAACATGATTATTTGTTCTGCTGATGTCGCTTCTGCTCTACAAATGGCTGGTGTTTTAGATTACACACCTGCATTAAATAACAATTTGAATGTTGATGACACAGGCAATACATTTGCTGGTGTTCTTAACGGCAGATTCAAAGTGTATATTGACCCATACTCAGCAAATAGCTCAGCAACACAATACTATGTTGTTGGTTACAAAGGTACTTCACCTTATGACGCTGGTATGTTCTACTGCCCATATGTACCACTACAAATGGTAAGAGCAGTTGGTCAAGATACTTTCCAACCAAAAATCGGTTTCAAAACAAGATACGGTTTAATCGCAAACCCATTCGCTGAAACTGGTGCTGCTTCAGGTGCTGTAAGTGCAGTAAATGACGCTGGTTCTGCTAACTCAAACAGATACTACCAAAGAGTTAAAGTAACTAACTTAATGTAATATCTTGTAGAGTTTTCTACAATAATCAAAAGGGCGGCTTTATGTCGCCCTTTTTTTTGGCCTTCCTCCAGGTTGGATAAATATAAGTATGACGGTTACAAACTCATACAATAGACAACCCACAAAGTTTGACTATGCTTCACCAACGCAGTTTAAGTTTCAACTTACAAAACTGCCTAAGGTTGAATATTTTACAACTGCTTGTAATATACCAGGCATAAGTCTTAATGCTACTGTCCAACCAACTCCGTTGGCGGATATACCTATTCCAGGTGATACCTTGTCTTTTAGTGATTTAGAGATTACATTTCTAGTAGATGAAAACTTAGAGAACTATAGAGAGATACATGGCTGGATGTATGGTATTGGTTTTCCTAAAGCAAGAACACAGTTTGCAAATTTAGTTAACGCAGGTAAAGATAGATTTCCTACTACCGGTAAAGATAGTTTGACTACAGACGCAGGTAAAGTTAAATATGGTGCATTACCATTAGGACCTATATTTTCAGACGCAACTTTAAATGTATTGACAAGTAAAAACAATGCAAATATTGAAGTTAGATTTTCTGATGTATTTCCTATGTCATTGTCTGGATTAGATTTTAACCAACAAGCGGATGATGTTAATTATTTAACAGCAACTGTATCATTTAAATATAAGATATACGAATTTGCCTTAAAGGGTGCGTCTAATACAACAGATACAGTAACTTAAAAGCTTTACAATTTTATATAATTATGATAGGATGTGTATATTATGGATTTAGAAAAACTACAAGAATTGGCTGATAAAGATTTAAAGATTAATGATAGTGAACTTGATTTAGAATCTCTTAAAACTCCTCAGTTACATAACAAATATATGAAACACTTAACTAAGTTTAAGTTAATGCTTAGTCGTGCTGAAGGCGATTTGTATAATACCAAAAGAGAACTTTGGGAATATTATACAGGCAAAGCAGACGCTTCGGTCTATGCAGAAAAACCTTTTAACTTTAAATTACTAAGACAAGATGTTGACCAATATATTTTATCAGATGAAAGATATATTAAGTCTAAACAGAAAGTAGATTACTTACAAGCTTGTGTTGATTTTTTAGATAGAACAATTAGACAAATCACTAATAGAACTTTCACAATAAAAAATGCAATTGATTGGCGTAAGTTTACTAGTGGTGCTATCTAATGTATCTAAAAGAAATATATCACACCAAAAAAGTCTTTGACGAAAAAATATGCAATGACATTATTGCAAAGGGTGAATCAGCTACTATTAAAAAATCAGAAATAAAAGACGGCGATAATAGTAATAGAAGCTCTTTAGTTTCTTGGTTGAATAATGAAACAATACCAGAATTAACTAAGTTTGTAAATTTAGCAAATGAAGAGAACAATTGGAACTTTCTATTGAGAGAGTTTGAACCCTTACAATATTCAATTTATCAAGTTGGTGACCATTATGATTGGCATGTTGATAGTCACACAACACCATATGATAATGGTCTTATAAGAAAATTAAGTTTTACTTTATGCCTTAATGAAGATTATGAAGGTGGTGAATTAAAGTTTAGTATACCACATCCAGATTCAAATAAAAATTTAGTAGATACACTCAAGCCAAAAACAGGAACTATGATTACTTTTCCTAGTCACATATGGCACAAAGTAGAACCTGTGACAAAAGGTATAAGAAAATCTTTAGTAGGTTGGATAGTAGGAAAGCCCTTTGCATGACTTTAACAAGATATTTAATTATAGATAAAAAAGATGATGTCTATTTAAAAATTGAGGCAGATGAAGATATAAGAAGAGAACTAGGTCAATTTTTTACATTTGAGGTACCTGGTTTTAAGTTTATGCCACAGTTTAGAAATAGAGTGTGGGACGGAAAGATTAGATTGTTTTCATATCAGACTGGCCAAATTTATGTTGGTCTATATCCATATATATTAAAATGGTGTGAAGATAATAATGTACAAGTTGTTGACGGAACTAAAATACAAGATACAAAGGTTGATGAAGCAAAGGTCGACAAATTTATTGAAGCACTAAATATTCCCTTTAAGGTTAGGGATTATCAAAAGGAGGCATTTATACATGCAGTTAGAAAAAATAGGACTTTATTACTTTCACCCACAGCTAGCGGAAAATCTCTTATTGTCTATCTTCTTATTAGGTTTAACATTTTACGGTTAAAACAAGATAAGAAAAAAATCTTAATTATTGTACCGACTACATCTTTAGTAGAACAGTTATTTAAAGACTTTAAGGATTATGGTTGGTCGCCTGAAAAATATGTACATAGAATATATCAAGGTCATGCAAAAGAAACAAATAAACCTGTAATTATATCTACATGGCAATCTATTTACACACAACCTAAAAAATATTTCAAAGACATTGGTATGATAGTTGGTGATGAGGCACATTTATTTAAGGCTGTTTCACTTACAAAGATATTGACAAAATTAGAAAAATGTCCATATAGAGTAGGATTAACAGGTACTTTAGATGGTACACATACACATAAGTTGGTACTAGAGGGACTGTTTGGTACTGTTAACAAAGTAGTTTCTACAGTAGAGTTGCAAGAAAAGAAACAACTAGCTGACTTAAAAATATTCTGTTTAATATTAAAACATGGTGCTATTGAATGTAAACATGCTAGTGGCATGACATATCAAGAAGAAATGGATTACATAGTCAAATCTGATAAACGAAATAAGTTTATTAGAAACTTGGCGGCTGGATTAAATGGTAATACATTATGTTTATTTCAGTATGTTGAAAAACATGGCAAGGACTTATACGAATCAATAAAAGATAAAGCAACAGACAAGAAGGTATTTTATGTTCACGGAGGAGTTGACACAGACGAAAGAGAAGAAATTAGAAAAATTACAGAGAAGGCTGACGGAGCTATTATTGTTGCGTCATATGGTACTTTCTCTACAGGCATTAACATTAGGAATTTGCATAACATTATTTTTGCTAGTCCTTCTAAATCTAGGATAAGAAACTTACAATCAATTGGTCGTGGTCTTAGATTAAAAGATAACAATAGTCATGCTACTTTGTATGATATATCAGATGATTTAACTTATAATGAAAAAGAAAACTACACATTAGCCCATTTTAGGGAAAGGATAAATATCTATAGTGAAGAAGACTTTGATTATGAGATACACAACATAGAGTTAAACAATGAAACCAGAAGTTAAAATAATAAAACTAATTAATGGTGACGACATTGTTACCGTTCTACCTACTGGCGACAAACAGTTGCCTGACAATGGTCCTTTAATTAGATTAGAAAAACCCTTACAAATTAAATATGTACCTCAGATGACACCAATGGGGTTTAGAGATTATATAGCAATGATTCGTTGGACTAACTATACAAGTGATAAGATTATTACTATTCCTAAAGATAAAATAATGACAATCACCAACGCCTCCTTAGAAATGTCAACTAGTTATAATGATATTGTAAAAAACTATGAGAACTTAGATAAACCTAAAAAAGATGAAGGCTATCACAGAAAAGAGTTTACCGCTGAAGAGAATAAAAAAATGAATGAAATCTTTAGAGAGTTGGATGATGAAGAGGATGAACCAACATTACACTAGGTACTTTAAGTGTCTTTATGCAAACGGACACCGTTATTATACGCAAATAAAAAACATTGTCAACCGTGGAATGAACATCAATCAGCATTGACAATTTTACTAAATTATTATATAGTGAGGATATTATGGCACAAACAAAAAAGAAATCGGAACACTATGTCAACAACAAAGAATTCTTGGCCGCTATGGTCGAATATAAGAAATCTGTTGACAAAGCTAAGAAAGAAAAGAAAAACAAACCAAGAGTCCCCGACTATGTTGGTGAATGTTTTTTAAAGATAGCAAACCACCTTTCATACAGACCTAATTTTATTAATTATACTTTTAGAGATGATATGATTAGTGATGGTATTGAAAACTGTTTACAATATTTAGATAATTTTAATCCAAAAACTTCAAACAATCCTTTTGCATATTTCACGCAAATAATCTATTACGCATTTATAAGAAGAATCCAGAAAGAAAAGAAACAAATAACAATTAAACAACGGATGATTCAAGAATCTAATTATGATGATATGGCATTGCAACCAGGTGAGGATAGAGAATTTAAAAATCAGTTTACAGAATTCTTACAGAAAAATATGGTCTCAGATGAACCAGCAAAAACGAAAACAGTAAAAAAGAAAACTAAGAAAAAATGAAGATAGCCTTATTGAACGATACCCATTTTGGGTGCCGTAATGATTCGCCAGCATTTATTGAATATCAAAACAAGTTTTATAATGACTTGTTTTTTCCTTATTTACAAGAAAATGATATTAAATGTTTAGTGCATTTAGGTGATGTTGTTGATAGAAGAAAGTTTATCAACCATAATACAGCACACAATTTTAAAAAGGTATTCTGGAATAGGCTAGATGAATTAAATATTGATACACATATTATTATTGGTAACCACGATACTTATTATAAAAATACAAACGAAGTAAATGCTATGCAGAACCTTGATATATCTAAAAATGCCAAGGTTTACACTCATTCAACTACAGTAGAATTTGACAATCTACCTATACTTTTTATACCTTGGATTTGTGATGATAATGAAGCAGAAAGTATTAAAACCATTGAAAGTACACAAGCTACTATCGCAATGGGTCACTTAGAAGTTAAAGGTTTTGAAATGCACAATGGCCATTTTAATGACCATGGATTAGAAAAATCTATATTTAAAAGATTTGAAAAGGTGTTATCAGGCCATTTTCATAAAAAATCAGATGATGGTCATATTTATTATCTAGGTACTCAATATGAAATGACATGGTCAGACTATAATTGTCCTAAAGGTTTTCATATCTTTGATACAGAAACAAGAGAACTATCAAGAATTGAAAACAAAAACTATATGTTTAAAAAAATTCTTTATAATGATAAAGAAACAAACTATGATGAGTTTGATATTAAATCATATGACAAATGTTTTGTAAAACTTTATATATCAAACAAGACAGATAGTGACATGTATGAAAGATTAATGGACAGATTATATAATCATATAAACATACATGCTATAGATGTAGTAGAAGACCCTACGGATATTGGTGCTTCAGTAAGAGAAGATATATTAGAACAAGGTGAAGATACATTAACATTTTTAGGTAACTATATTGACCAAGTTGATATAAAATTAGATAAACAAAAATTAAAACAATTTGCAAAAGAATTGTACATGGAAGCTAGTGAATGATACTATTTAAAAGAATATCTTATAAGAACTTTTTATCTACAGGTAATCAACCAATAGAAGTTGCTTTAGATATGTCACAAACCACCTTGGTTGTAGGTACAAATGGCACAGGTAAATCAACTTTATTAGACGCATTGTGTTTTGTCTTGTTTAATAGACCTTTTAGAATTATTAAAAAAGAACAAATGGTCAATACTATTAATGGTGGTGATTGTGTCGTAGAATGTGAGTTTGATGTAGGTACAAAGAACTATATTATAAGAAGAGGTATTAAACCAAATCTATTTGAGATATTTTGTGATGGTAAATTAATTAATCAAGACGCAAACAATGTAGATTATCAAAAATATCTTGAATCAAATATAATGAAACTTAATTACAGGTCTTTTATTCAGGTTGTTTTATTAGGCTCTTCATCATACGAACCTTTTATGAAGATGAAACCAAGATATAGAAGAGAAGTTGTTGAAGAGATACTTGATATTAGAGTTTTTGGTCTTATGGACTTAATATTGCGTTCCCAACAGAGTGACCTTCAAAAAAAGTTGACGGAGGTGAGGCACCAATGCGAGTTAATAAAGACTAAGTATGAAACTGAAGCAAAATATCTAAAGACGCTGGAGACCAAAGGTAGCGACAACCAGAAGGCACAGCAAAATAAACTAGAAGAAAATAATAAAAATAGACTAGAATATGAAACAAAATTACAAAAACTCAATGAACAGATAGCAGTTAGTCAAAATGAGTTAAGTGGTCAAGATGTAGCACAAAAAAAGGTAAAAGAGTTAGAGAAATACGAAACCAAGATAGAACAAAACCTAGATACACATAAGAAGACTTTAAAATTTTTCAAAGAGAATGACACATGTCCGGTGTGTACACAATCTATTGACGAAACATTTAAGGAAGAAAAATGCAATCACGAAACTACAACAATTTCCAAACTAGAATCGGGACTATCACAGCTCGTAGAAGAGCTAACGAAACAGGAAGAAAAGTTAACAGCATTTGGCAAGGTATCAAACAAGATACAGGACATGAATGTAAACTTAGCAAAGATAACAGCAAGTCTGGAAAGTCTAAAGAAACACAGCGACCAAATTCAACAAGAGATTTCTATTAGTGAAAATAGAGATGTTGACATAGAAAGTATTAAACAATCATTATCAGATATGTCAGCTGACCTAGGTGTTGCAGACGCCAATCTAACAGATGTACAAGAAGAAAAAGATTATGTTGATGTATTAAGAGAAATACTAAACGACAAAGGTGCTAAGGCACAGATTATTCGTAAGTATGTACCAATTATGAATGTCTTAATTAACAAGTATCTACAATCTATGGACTTTTATATTTCATTTAACTTAGATGAAGAGTTTAACGAAACAGTTAAGTCAAGATTTAGAGACACATTTAATTATAATAACTTTAGTGAGGGTGAGAAAATGAGAATTGACCTTGCTCTACTATTTACTTGGCGTGATATTGCTAGAATGAAAAATAGTACCAATACAAATCTATTAATACTTGATGAAATCTTTGATAGTAGTTTAGATGGCCAAGGTACAGATGACTTCTTTAAAATTATTAAAACATTAGAAAAAGAAAACATCTTTATTATATCACATAAAGGTGACATACTATTTGACAAATTTACCAATATTATAAAGTTTGAGAAACATCAAAACTTTACACAGTTAGGAACAATATGAAAGAACTAAAACTAATACCACCTACAGACCCTAGAGTACAGTCAGCTATCGCACCATTTAATGATGACATGTTAAAAGAACATGATTTTAAAGATAGAAAAGAACTTGTAGAGGCTATGTTTTTGTGTATGAGTAAATTTGGTGGTATAGGACTAACTGCTAGTCAAGTAGGTTTACCATTTAATATGTTTGTTGCAGGTGGCCATCCTTCTATAGAAAAAGGATTATCTATTGCAATGTTTAATCCAATGATTATTTCTTCAAGTGTAGAAACTGTATTGATGAAAGAGGGTTGTCTAACTTATCCATATGTATTTCTAAGTATTAAAAGACCAAGAAAAGTGGTGATGAAATATGAAGACACAGAGGGTAAAACACAAGAGGCACACTTAGATGGTATGATGAGCCGAATCTGCCAACACGAATATGACCATACAATTGGTAGAAACTTTACTGAACATGTATCTAAATTTAAGTTAAAGAGAGCTCAAGAAAAAGCCATGAAAGAAATTGACAAAATTAAAAGACACATGGCACAGAATAAAGCTTGACATTTTAACACTTTTCTAGTAGGATTACATAATGACTTATTCGTGGAAGAAAGGTATGTCTATTGATGACCAATGGCAAAGTTGGCAAGACAATAATCCTTTAGATAAAATTGAAGCACCAGATACAGAGACTTTAAAAGAGGCTGTTATAAAAGACCTTTCTTATGTATCAGCAATGGATGTAAAAGAATATACTTTATATCAGAAATGGTGTGAGGTAAAAGACAGATATCCTACAGTTGAAACAAATAGTTTTTTTGATGATAAACCAGCAATGTTAAAACCTGAACAAGGTGTTGTTATACAAGAAGTCAAAAACAATTTCTGGTTGCCTGAAGACCCCGAAGAATATTTAGAATTACAACCTGAACTTATATGGACAGATGGTGCTGAGGTACAATCGCACACAAATGCCAAAGGTTCTGAAATCTGGAATGCATTAAGAACATTTTTATCTACTATGAAAAATAATAGTAATATAGGTAGAAATCTGAACTTCTTAATTAGAGATAAAGTTACCAAGAAATATCTTGGTGTTACATGTATGAGTAGTGACTTTTTAGACCTTACACCTAGAGACGAATATATTGGTTGGGACAGAGAGGCAAAGACACAAAGAATGATTAATCATACTTGCATTGGTAGTACAATTGTACCAATACAGCCGCTTGGATACAACCTGGTTGGTGGGAAACTACTAGCCTTATTATGTTTGAGTGATACTGTTGAAAAAACCTGGGAATATCAATACAAAGATAAATTAGTAGGTGTTACAACTACAAGTTTATATGGTAAAACAAAAGAGATACCATTATCACAATACGATAGATTAAAACATTGGAAGAAAATGGGTTGGACAGCTGGTTCTGTATCATATGAACCTACTAAACCAACTAGAATGATGATACAAAATTGGTTAAAGAAGAACCACACATACAAATACTTTGAGTGGTATGTTGCAAAGAAAGATACAGGACAACCACACAAAAGAGACCATAGAAATAGAAGTCACACATTTACATATAATCAACTAGGAATAGATAAGAAACTGATTAAATCTGACCATGCCAGAGGCATTTATTTTGGTGAATTATATGAAAATACTAAAGAATTTTTAAAAGAAGAAATTACTGTTGACAAATTAATAAGAAAATTTGACAATTCTACAGAAGCTTTGACAGATTTATGGAAGAACAAGTATGCTAAGAAAAGACTAACAAGCTTGAAGAAACAAGGTAGAGTGTCTACCGAAACACATTTCTATGATGATATAATCTATCTATCATGGGAAGAAACTAAACAAAAATATTTACCACAGGTAGGGAGATAATACCATGACAGGACAATTAGAATTAGATTTAGGCGCTCAAAGTAATGAGTCTAATAAATACAAAAAAGTAAGCGACCTAGATATGTACCAAAAGGTCGCCAAAACAACGGCAATATATCCGAGAGAACAGGCCATTATATACCCCACATTGGGACTGACCGGTGAAGCAGGTGAAGTTGCAAACAAAGTAAAGAAGATTATAAGAGATGGCTCAGATAGTAAAGATGAAAGACTGGTGTCTGAAATCAAAAGTGAAATTGGTGATTGCCTTTGGTATATCGCTGTATTGGCTAGCGATTTTGACATTAAGTTATCCGACATTGCAAGCACTAATTTAGAAAAATTAGAAAAAAGAAAAGAAAAAGGAACAATTCATGGCTCTGGTGATAACAGATGAAACACAGAGTTGTAATTGCCACAGGTGGGTTTGACCCCTTACATTCAGGACATTTAGAATACCTAAGGTGCGCCAAAGCATTAGGTGACACTTTATTAGTAGGTCTCAATTCAGATGATTGGTTGACTAGAAAAAAAGGTAAGCCTTTTTTACCATACTATGAAAGAGAACAGGTATTACGAAGTTTAAAATATGTTGATAATGTGATTGACTTTGATGATAAAGATGATTCAGCCGTATTTGCAATTACAAAAGCATTAAAAATATATCCTTATGCAGATATTATATTTGTAAATGGTGGTGATAGAGACGGAAATAATGTTCCAGAATTAGATGTATTTGAAGCTCACGAAAGAGTTAGTTTTAGATTTAATATTGGTGGGGAAAAAACAAACGCCTCTAGTAAAATACTTGATAAATGGGTCTCCAATCACACAGAGAGAAATTGGGGTTACTATAGAGTATTACATAATGAGGCAGATGTTGTAAAAGTAAAAGAGTTAGTGGTCATGCCTAGAAAAAATTTGTCTATGCAAAGGCATGAGAATAGAGCTGAACATTGGTTTATTACAAGTGGTATAGCTACAGTATATACAATTAATAAAAGAACTACTGATTATGAATTATTAGGCGAATACAATAAGTTTGATAATTTACATATCGCAAGAGGCGAATGGCATATGTTATCAAATGAAACAGATTCACCATTGCGAATCGTAGAAATTCAGTATGGAACCAGCTGCTCCGAAGAGGATATTGAGAGAAAATAGCTGCGACAATGTGTACTTTTTTTAAGTAATCGTTGGAAATCGTTACCAGGTAACGAAAAAAAAATTAAAAAAAAGCGCTTTTAGTGCTTGACTTTCTTGAATCTTTCCTTTAGGATATACTTATATGATGAAAAAGGACACAAACACTATGACTATCAATCTTGATGTAAAATCAAATCTAGCAAAATTACTTGCTACAGAAAATATCACAATACAACACAACAATGTTAAGACGGCTTCTTTTGATGTTAAGAACCGTGTATTGACATTACCTATCTTTAAACAAAAGTCTGGTGATGTATATGATATGTTGATTGCTCACGAATGTGCCCATGCTCTTTGGACTCCATATGAAGA